GCTCCAACCATTTCTGCTGATCCAGTGCAGCAGCAGATTGATCCATAAGAGATCCACTTCTCCAGATCTCAAATATTGCAGGTTTAATTCCACGGATTACTTTCCAATCAACATTACCAATAGTAAATTCAACTTCAACTCTACAATCCTTTTCATTTACAGAATTGGCAAGTTGAGGTTTGTTGATTTTGCGAAATGGTTTTCCAAAAAGAGCAAAGGTAAGAGCATCCAATACAGTACTCTTACCAGCACCATTTGTACCAATAATCAGATTAGTTTTATTTTTGGTGAAATCAATTTCAGTATGCTGGTTTCCAGTAGAAAGAAAATTTTTCCAACGAATAGTCTTAAATAAAATCATAATCAGAAGTTTTTGGAGGAATTACAATGTCATCGGGGGTAATAACTGTATATTGATACCCGTGCATTTCGCAGGTTTTTATCATTACTTTATCTTCAATTTCAATTACATGCATTTCTGGATATCCATCTTCTTCCAGCATCATAGCATATCTTACTGCATCATCTTCCTCTTCAAAGAGATATAAGATATGTTCACCTTCATCATCTATTACAGAATATGCACCTTCGGTTTCTCTACCATTAATTGTTAAAATAAACATTTAAACAAGTTCACAAGCCTCTTGATATATTTCTTGCATCATCTTCTGAATGATTGATTTATCAAGACTAATTTCTGCCTCCTCAATATATCTATTCAGGATAGAAATTGTATCTTCACTTTCAAATACTTCAAATTCTTGAGGTTCTTGAATATCAAAATTCTCAATAATCTTAAGTTCTGCAATATTAGAAGCATAGAGTTTATCAATAAACTTCTCAAACTTTTTAGTATCTGACTTCTTACGAACAACAACTTTTACAATTTTGTTCTCATACTCACGAGTATCAAATGTTTGATAGTTGGTATCCTCATAATAAATGTTGTGAAACATTTTATATGGATTATTGATATAAGTATGCTCTAATGTTTCTGTATCAAAAATAGTGAAACCACGAGTATCATTTACATCCGTCCAATAAATCTCATAAGGATTTCCCGTATAGAATACAGTTCCATTATCAGAACGAGTATGGTAATGACCAGAAAATACCTTTTTGAAGTCTTTAAAAACATTTGATTCTAATCCATGTTCCATAATTAATCCTCTATGAGGACTAAAACCTTGCAATTCAAGATGACCCATTGCAACTTTTGCTTTGGTTTTTTTAATCATCTTAAGTGATTTCTCTTCATTTTCCATACAAATCCAAGGAAGAAGAAGGATATCAAGATTTTCAACTTTGATTTCTGTTGGAGAAGAATACGTTTGAATATTTGGATAATCCTTTAACAGAAGTTGAGGAGAGTTTGTGTTGTTAGTATTCTTATAATAACTATCATGATTACCAACAATCATATGAACCTTATAGTTTTTAAGAGGTTCAAATACAACTCTTTTAGCCCACTCTAAACTTTGATAATCAATTGACTTCCGACTATCAAAAGCATCACCCATATGAATGATTGTATCAATCCCGTACTGTTCCAGCGTCGGGAAAAACACATTCTTGTAGAAGAGTTCAAAATAATCGTGAAAGAGTTTTGAACCTTTTCGGGCACCCCAGTGGGTATCATTGATTAAGGCAATACGCATTAGTAACGAAGTTTCGAGTGAATTCCATCCTTAATCGAATTATAATCGGAATAGTTGCCACCGTCAACAGTGTTATCGTCTGTAAATACCTCAGAGTACCCAGAACGCTCAAGGATTTTATTTTTGATCTCTAACTGACGCTTTTCTCTTTGGATTCTGCGTAGGAAAGCGTAATGAATGATTTGAGTGAAATATGCGAAAGGATTTTGTGATTTCTCTGGATTAAAATTATGAATATATTGAACACAGTTTTCAATACCGTCAGAAATCATGTCTTCTTTAAACATATAATTCACAAAGTTTGGTTTAAAGGAAAGGTGATTTGCAATCTTTAAGAAGCATTCTCCAATGTAGCGAGGAATGGGAGGTTTGGTATCCCAAGTTTTTGGGCGATCTTCTTTAGTCAATTCTCTACCAAACTTTTTAATAAAGGTTATTTCAACGTCTTCACGATACTTGATAATGGCGGCAAGAAACTCTTTATTGTTGACGTAATGCTCTGACCTCTTTCTTTTGGTCATGACTGCTGTGGTTATCATTAGGTTAACTCATAATATGTATGAATTATAGCATTTATACAAATGGTTGACAAGGTATCTCAAACTGTGTATAATTACCTTTGTCGAGGTTGATAAGATTAGCTTTAACTATTTTTATAAAGCTTCTCTAAGATCTCTTTAGCATCATTAACATTGGCAAGATATCCCATTCTACGATTAATCTTTGATTGATTTTTACTATCTTTATTAGACTGACGAACAAAAGACTGGTACATCATAATCATTTCTATATCTGATGATTCCGAAAGTGTAAGAACATCTTCAAGATTAAGTATAAACATATCTTCTTTGGTTGTCTTCAACCATGGTTCTAGTTTATATCCAACAACACCCATTCTACCTTTGATTTCAGCAATCATAATTGGATTAGAAATAATTAGTATTGTGCGATCTTCTTCTTCTGAAGCTGCAACTTTTGCAAAGATTTCTTCACCTGTCTTTAATTTAACCGTTGCATAAAAGTCTTCTTCAATTCCCATTTTTCTTAAGTTGTATAGTGATAATTTCGTAATTAAAGTTTTCTTCATTATAAATTTTAATTCTTTCAATCAAATGATTTAATGTATAATTTTTTCTTGAATTATAAGTACAGTCATCAGATATGTCGTAAAGAACTGCTTTTGTTTTGTTTTTTCCCTTTCTCAATACTCTTCCAATACTTTGAAGATTTCTTATTCTTGATTTACTTGGAGATGCAAAGATTACATTATGCAGACTTTTAATATTGATACCAGTACTAAAAGTGCCATAAGAAGCAACAATGATTGCATTATTTTCTCTTTCTGTAATTTCTCTAACCAATTCTCTTTCTTCAGTATCAACTCCACCATGAATAAAAAATACTTTGCGATCACCTCGCTTAGTATTATTTATCTTCTCATATAATGGTTGTCCGTGTGCTTCTACTCTTGAAAAGAGAACTAAAGTATTTCCTTTTAAATCTAAAGAAAGATTTGTGATAAATTTATTTCTTTGCTCGTGTTGAATTAGATACTGAATTTCATCTTCATAGGATTCAAATTTTTGTGGAGGATGTTTAAGAACAAGGCACTGAATGTTTAATTGGGAAATATGACCCTGTTGCATCAATTCATAAGTTCTTGTGACTTTGTATGAAGGTCCAAACAAACCTTCAAGAACCCACTTGTGAGTTTGAGTTCCATCCAGAGTTCCGGTAAATCCATATCTATATTTTGCATGATGAAGTTTAGTCATAATCTCAATCAGAGATTTACTTTTAAATTGATGAGCTTCATCACCAATAACGACATTATATTCTTCAAAGAATGAACGCTCTAATTTATAAATAGACTGCCAGGTAGTAATTGTAACTGCATATTCATTTGTTTTTTCTCTTCCAGAATAGATACGGTGACAATATGATTCCGCATCCCAACCATAATCTTGAAAATCCTTGTACATCTGTTCTACAAGAGATGTCGTTGGAACAACTAAAAGAATTTTTTGTCCTTTCTCTACATAGTATCTTACGAGAGAATAAATCATCAATGATTTGCCTGAAGCAGTGGGGCTTATCAATAGTTTTCTATTATTCCTTAAAGCATCATATACTCCATCAACTTGATATTCTCTGGGAGAATGAACGCAAATAGATTGCATATAATCTTTAACGCCTTCATAAGATATACCTTCATTTACTTCAAAAGGTAATCCGTAAAACTTATTTTCTTTAAACTCATAAGTGTAATTGTGAAGAGTAAGTTTATCTATGACCTTATCTAATAGACCAACGTATATCTCTCCAGTATGAGTGCTTAGTAGACGAATCTTTCCGTCCCAGTGCCTGCTTCTATACTGAGACATAAATTTTGCAGATTCTACTTCAAAAGTAAAATACTGTTGAAGTTCATATAAAATATGAGGTTCACAATGCAACTTGATGTAAACTTCATTTTTCTTTTCAATGATTACGTCACTCATAGCATCATAATTGCTATGAGTATTTATTTACCCCAGTCCGGACTGAAAACGAATAAACTCAATAGCATTTTTAATTTGATAAGTTCTATTTGCAATCATTTTTAAGATACTATCAATATATGTAAGCATAGTATCATAATACTCTACCTTCAAAGAAGATTGTGATAATTTTTCATCAGAATCCAAATACCCCTGAAGAGTTTCTTTATCACGAACCTTTTTTGGGAAGGGATTTTCTAGGTAAACCTCTGGATCTGCTTTTCCAGTAAAATATTCATATTTTTCGTGTTTAATTTTCTTCCTCTGCTGCTCTGCTTTCTTTTTTAATAAAAGAATTGTATTATACAAATCAAAATATTTTGCGTGTAAAATTGAAATGTTTAAGGATTCTGTGTGAAGATTGTCTATATCTATTTTTGAATCTGTTTCCCACATTTTTTGGATAACATCCAAATCAATACTCATAATGGATTTCCTGATAAATCAACGATATTGTAGATAGTATACTTGAAACTTACGTCAGCAGTAAAGTACTGAATGTCAGTATTTGTAGCATCAAAAGTTAATGTTGACAAATTGTAAGGAAATAAGTCTTGAAAATTAACTTGAAAGTTAGGTATTTGACTACTCGTTAAAACTTGTAAGGTTCCATCGGAATATATGTTTTGTCTATCTTTAACATAATTTCCTTGAACTAATCCTCTTTGCTCCAATTCTCCAAATTGACTTATTCTTTCTGGAAATCCAAGACCACGAATCCAATTTTGAATCAGCATATAATTTTCAAG